GCGCTACCTCTACCTCATTTGGCACAGCGTAAAATTCCCGCAGTTCGCGCGGGGTATCGTAAATCCTGAGGTTGGATATGTGCCAGCCGTATCCGACGCCGCCGTCCAGATACTTCTCCAGCTCGTCTTTTGTCAGGCAGGCATCTGCAAGAAGCGTATCAAGGGGTGTGCAGTCCATGTTCCAATCGCAGATGCAATATTTCGGCGGCTCACAGATTGCTCCTACTCTGACGATCCTTTCAAAAATGTCGTCGCATACAAACTCGCCGATGACCTTTTGCCGCTTATCCAGTAAGCCAGTGGTCGGCTCTTTTTCCGTCTTTATGAAAACCGGCTTGCCGTGATACGTCTCTCCATAATTCTCATCGCCGTCTTTCATAATGGTGATTAGCTTTTCCTCCGGTTTTGTGCAGTAGATGTAGCACCTAAACGGTGTATCCATCTTCGGGCGCGTCTTGCGCACCTCAATCGTCTTCCGCCCGTTCAGGATCTTCCGAGCCCACTCCGGGCGAATGCTGATCAAAACAGCTTTACTCATGCTTGTCTCCTTCCTCCGGCGCGCCGCGCCATTCCCATCTGTCTGTGCTGCTCCCGATTCCGGAGCATTTCATGCACGCGCAATCCGGTTTCTTCGCGCAATTATCGCAGTCTTCTTGGCCGGTCGGCTTAAACCCTTCCGGGCAATCCCCAAACCTCGCGCAAAACATGCAGCCAGCTTTCCGAATCTCCTTTTTCAGCAACGCGTTCTCGGCGGTCAGGCGCTCGATGAGGTTGGCTGCGTCCGTGCCAACCTTGTCAATATCGCAGCTTGGCCATGTGTCCACTCCCAGTTTTTCTTTCAGTTCCGCGTCCAGCTGCTCTTTCCGGTAATACGGGCAGCCCGTGCAGTCTTCGTGCAGGCTGCCCGGTGTAGACGTGCACCGCAGCGCCTGCACAATCTCCTTGGTCATACGCTATAAACCTCATTCCCGTTTTCTCATTCTAGCCACGCCCGATCCGGAAGCGCGGCGAGCAGCCGTTCAAATTTTCTCGTGCTGTCCTCGTACTCACGGAAATCGTCGGCTTCCATTTCGTCATATGCCTTTTCGATTTCCCTGATCGTATCCAGCAGCGACGAATTTTCGTCGCGCAGGATGTCAAAAGTCGCCTTGAGATAATCGTACTGCTGCCGCAGGTCGAAGAATGCAAGCAGAATGCCAAATGCCCAGCCGATGCGCTCGATCATCTCCGACTTCGTCAGTCTGCAAAGCCTCTTCCCAGCTTCCGTCTGTGCGAGTCCTTCTTCGTAGCGCGTAAGTGAAAAATAATCTTCCTCTTCGCTGTCATAGCCTACCAGTTCGTAGCGGTTGCCAATCAGAGCGACTGTTGCATCGTCAAAGTCTCGGTAAAAGTCCTCGAAATCCTGCTCATACAGCCTCATTTGCAGCTCGTCGGCTTTTGCGGATAAATCTGCGAAAGCCATGCGAAATTCCCATTCCGCATCCTCGTCGCCATCGAGTGCATTGAGAAGCGTCTCGTCGTTGTCTGCCTGCTCAATGTAGTACCGCACGCCATTGCAAGCCTCTACGATGTCGTCGAGCTCCTGCGTGATGTTGTACGCGCCCATTGAGGCTAGTGCCGGACGCTTGTATCGCAGATTTCTCGTTTTGTCGCTCATACCATCGCCCCCGGCCAGATGTCCGGCTGATAGCCGAGCTTGGCCACACTTGCCGACTGATGGTATTCCGGCCGCTTGAAGCTGTAGCCCCAGCGTTTTGCCGCCCAGAACAGGGCCGCCGTTTCATCCGCCGCGTGGACGGTCAGCTGGCGGCCCGCGTAATCCACCACGAAATAGTGCTTCCCGGCATAGCCCGGCTGCTCGACGATATCCGCGCGCTTCGCGGGCCGTTCGCCTGGATAGCTGATACTATTTTGCCGCATAGCTTTTGCCCCTCCTATCCTTATTTGCCGCCCGCTCGATCTGCCGGATGGCGGCTATGTCCGGCTCAAGACTGATCTTGTCCCGGTGGTTGACATCATAGATGTGGTTCCGGATGCTCTCATAGAGCGTCCAGCTGCAGCACCGTGCGCTGCATCCCGGCTCCCGGCCGGGGCAGTCCTTCGCGCACGGCGACGGGATCTGCCGCATACGCGGCGCGTAGATCTGCGCCGTCATAGCGCTTCGTCCTGCACGCACAGGAGCCAGTACGCCAGCTTTTGCAGCCGCGTCTCCTGCGCCAGCAGCGCGTCCGTTGTTTCGTGGTCGATGCGCGGCATTTCGCACAGGAGCGCCCGATCATTCTTGAGATCGTCCGCGTAAGCGTTCACCGCCTCAATCACGTCCGCCAGCTGATCCGGGCGGAATTTGATCGTGATGCGCTTTTCTTCCTGCCTCATGATCTGTTTAGCTCCTCCGCCAGCGCCCGGAAAATCGGGTATGCCTGCTGCGGCACTACCGCGTTTCCGAGACATTTAAGTCTGTCCACCCTGGAGGGAATCCCATGAGCCACTCTACCCACGTCGGGTTCAGCTGCCCAGCAACGTCCGTCCGCAAGCTCCTGTGATTGTCCCCACCGTGCGTCCCCTGCGCATCCGCTGCACATGGCGTCATAAACAGCTTCACTGCATTCGCCAGCTGTCGCACGTGATGGTTGTTCCCCGGCGTCTTCGGCTGCGTCAGGTGTTTCAGGCTGTTTGTGCCCTTGCAGTCCCGAGCCGTCGGCGTCGGCCACAGGCTCTTCCCCTCCTGTACAGCTACCCAGTCCCGCAGGTTGCACGGCTGCTTCCGTCCTGGGCGCGATACCGTCATTTCCTTCTTCAGCGCTTCCGGCGATTTCGGCGGAAGCGCATCCATCGTGTTCGGCGTCGGTCGCAACGAAAAACACTCTCGATCTCCTGTGCCAAGCTCCGACAGCCGCAGCCTCAAAATTAAACACGACGACGTGATAGCCAGCACGCTCCAGATCCTTGACCACCTGCCCGGCGGCAATCTTGATGATTCCAGGAACGTTCTCACCGACAACGCAACGCGGACGCAGCTCGGTGATAACTCGAAGCATCTCCGGCCAGAGGTAACGATCATCCCCCTTTCCCTTCTGCTTTCCAGCCACGGAGAAGGGCTGGCCGAGGAATCCCCCAGAGAGAACGTCAACTGTTCGTAGGCCTGTCCGCTCATAAAAACTCTCCTTTGTCAACGTCCGGACGTCACGCCAGCGCGGCACGTCCGGCCAGTGCTTTTCCAGCACCTTCGTCGGGTAGTCGGCAAACTCACACTGCCCGACGGTCGTAAATCCGGCCCACTCGGCAGCCAGATCAAGCCCGCCGGTCCCGGAAAACAGGCTCAGATGCGTCAGCATTTTGTTTCCTTGTTTTCCGCAAGCATTCGCTCGACCGCCTCCAGCTGGAACGCATCAAGTTCGTCCCCGTGGCGCTGTACGCCTTGCTGCAATCGGGCGGCGCCCTTTGACACCGGCCCCATCACCCTATCCACAGCCGCACGTTCCAGCGGATTCAGATCGTCATGATGCCCCTGCACGCCGTAGCCGGGCTTTGCAGCGCGGCCAAGCGCCGCAGGGCGTGTGCTGGCCTCTTTCAACCAGTCAAACACGATCCCCTTGTAATTTGCGGCCATAGAGCGGGTTATCACGTCGATCATTGCAGCCTCGCCGTATTCCTCCGCAGCCTTTGTGATCTGCGTAACAAGGCTTTGCAGGCCGACAGGCTTATACTCCTCCCGTCGTTCTCCCTTGTATGCCACCCATTTTTCAACGGATTCGCGCAGTGTGGGGGGTAGGGGGGAAAGAATACTGTCCATGTCCTTGTCCTTTTCCTTTGTCCTTTTCCTTTGTCCATAGCTTTTTTTGCTTTCCTCGGAAAGCATTTGCTTTTTTTGCTTTTCGTTGCTTTCGTCAAAAGCATTTGCTTTTTCGGATTCGGGCCGACCGCCCTGCTTTCCTGCCTCGCTTCTGGACGCGGAGATGGCTTTTTGAGCCGCTACGGATTCGTCAATGTCCCGTCGAATCGCAGGCCAAATGAAACGTTCACTCCCGCTGAACTCTGGCTCTGCTCCCGACTCGCGATAATCCATCGCGGCCAGCACCAAGCGCCCCACCTCAGCGGCACTGTACGCCTCGAAATAGCTCCTGTAACTCAGCCACAGCTTGACGTATTCCTTTTTATCTCCCATCCGTCAGCCCTCAGAACGGCAGGTCGTCGTCGCCGATCTCCATCTGCGGCATATCCGGCGAAGAGAACGGAACCGGCGTTGTGCTCGGCAGCGGCTTGAACTCCGAAGGGGCCGGTGCAGCGGTAGAAGCATTCTGCCCGTCCCGCTTGCTGTCGCCGAAATAAACGCTTTCTGCGACGATCTCCGCCGTCTTGCGCTTATTCCCTTCTTTATCCTCCCAGTTGCGGATCTGCAAACGGCCAGACACGACGGCCATCCGGCCCTTGGAGAAATACTTGCTGACGAACTCAGCCGTGCCGCGCCATGCGACGACATCCACGAAGTCCGTTTCCTTCTCCGCGCCCTGCGCCGCGAAATCGCGGTCGCAGGCAAGCGTGAAGGATGCAACAGAATTTCCGCTTTGCGTCTGCCGAAGCTCCGGGTCACGGGTCAGGCGGCCCATCAGGACGATTTTATTCAGCATTTGCGTTGCCTTCCATGACCTCACCTGTAGTCTGGTCAACAGGCATATTGTCTACCATTTCCGCATCTGCGACAACAGTAGGAACGCTGAACATATCTTCGCTGATCTCCGTCTTGATCGTGCTGTCCTGCGCAATCTGCCGAACAAATTCAGACTTCATCGGCGCGTATTTCAGAACTTTTTTCAGAACGGTCTTCTTTGCCATCTCTTCAAAGTTGGTCTGCCACGGGCCGGAGCCGTATGCCTTGCTGTACTTCTGCGCATGGGCGCGAACATCGTCCAGCGTCATGATCTCGAAGCCGTAGCCGCCGTCCTTTGTCTTGAACATCGCCCAAACGTTCACCGGGTCGCCGCGATCTCCGTTCAGCTTCGGGATAAATTTCAGGCTGCATTCTGTGCCATACTCGGCAATCAGCGTATCGTTCGCGTGTCCGACTTGCGCCTGGATCGTCTGGATCTCGCCGGAGCGGTATGCAAGGTCGATCATGCCCTTATAGCCAAGCTGGAACTGGCATTCAAGGCGATTCTGCTTGCCGTTCCAGTACGGGATCAAATATGCCTGTCCAAGCGGCGTGTTCGGCTCCAAGCCAAGCTGCGCGGCGGTCATCATTGCGCCGAGGAAAGATTGCGGCGTACACTGCGCCAGCTTCGGATTCGTGGAAAGTGCAGAAAGCGTGATCCGCGTGAACCGCTCCGGCGTCATAACGGAGGGAAGCGCTTTCTTGATCTCGCCCTCCATCTGCTTGATATACTGCTGCATTGTCGGATTTCCGCCGCTCTGTGCCTTCATAGCCGTCTGCGCGGTTGCCTGCTGGATTTTGTTCATGATTCTTCCTCCTGTTTCATTTCTGTAATTTTGAATGGCCGGGCCTGCACCGTTTTATAGAACGGTGCCAAATCGATATCCGGGTATGCCTCTTTAAAGGCTTTGGGCTGGAACGTCTGCCGGTTTTGCTGCTTCCAAGAGACGTTGTAGCCGTTGCAGGCGGCCCGCTCTGCCGTGCCCATATCGAGCTTGATCGTGTTTTCGATCTCGCGGCTGCGCTCCGCCAGTGCAGCCGCCTGACGTTTGATCTGCATATACTCAGCCAGCAGCTGTTCGCGTCCGAACAAATCAAGCTGTTCGCCGCTGCTGTCGGCATAAATCGTGCTGATCGCGTCCGTCGTCGCCTCCGAACCGTCTGGTGCAGGCGGGGTGTCTTCCTCGACGCACCGCCAAAAAAGCTTCTCCGCCTCCATCAGCGCGGAGATTTCCGCCTCATCGCGCTCGAGCGTGTATGTAAAGAATCCGCGCCCGAATACGAGAACCGCCAAATACCAACGGTCAAGGCCGGTGACAGCAAGATAATGCACACACTGTGCATAGTAGCGTTCCGGGAACTCCACGCCGTTGAACTGCCGAGTGTCAAGCGTCGAGGTTGTCTTACATTCCAGCCCTGCATTTTCGCTGGAAATTCGCCTGTCAATGTCTGCGTGCGCCCACGGATACGCGGGATTCCGAATGATGTAGTTGCAGCGCCGCACCTTTTTCCCGGACGCTTCCTCAAAACGCTTCGCAACATACTCCTCAAGATCTCTGCCGATCCGCATAGCCTCTGTGTCTTCCTTTTCCGGGAGACGCCCAGTCTTATCCATCCATACCGTGTACGGGCTTGCAAAGCGGCTCATTCCGATAACAGCCGCCGCATCACTCCCGCCGATGGACTTTCTGCGTTCCTCCAGCCATTCTTCGCGGCTCATCTTCGCCGTTGAGATCGTATCGAGCATTTACTCTACCTCCTGTTTCATCTTTCCCACCCGCCACAGTGGCGGGAACAAGTAGCGATCTTCGTCCTCCGGCTCGTACTCCGGCTCGTACTCCGGCTCTGGAATGCTCAAGTACAGGTTTTCGCCGTCATACGCCATTCCGGCTCACCTCCTGACGGATCAGCGCTTCACAGAAGCTCTGAACCGTAGAATAGCCCAGCTTTTTCAGAAGCCTGTCCAGCTTCTTAGCCTGATCATCCGTCAGCCGGAAATAATACCGGTTCGTCTTCTTCCTGCGCTCAACGCGGTTCTTCGGCGCGTCCAGCGCCTTGATCGCCGCCGCTGCGTCGGGTTCTAGCCTGACACCGTATTTCTCCGGGTGTTCGCATTGCGAAAGCAGAACCTTATTAAACTTCGGGTAGTCGGCCCGATGTACCGCGTCGACGCAGGCTTTCACACCATGCCGGACGCGGGAATCCGTTAAACTTGACATATGTTCCTTTCTGCCCTATAATGAGGGCGACAATCGTTTTCCTTTCGGCCTCTGTCGCGTTGCCGCGCGGCAGGGGTCATTTCTTTATGCCAGACCATACAGCAGCGCTACGAGCGCGACGAAGCCAGTCACGACGCATTCATACGTCATTTCCGCCGTCCCGGCCATTGCGGCCAAGATCATCGCCGCGCCGCTCGCCCAAAGGCACAGGCCCTTGACGATCCGCCGCGCCGCCTTGCGGGCCTCCAATTCCTCCCGCAGCCGCTCCCGGCGTTCCTCGGTCGTTTCCTCCGGCTCATACCCGAGCCGTTCTGCAAGATTGGTTCTCATTCTGTCAACTCCTTCCTCCATACCGGGCTGTCCTCCCGGTTGACGCAGTAGCGCATGGTTTCCTTGAATTCCTCGCCTATTCCCCGCTGGCAGAACGCGGCATAAAATATGTTCAGGATTCGCGCGGCAGCAGCGCTCAGTTCCAGCGCGCTGCCGGATAGCGCAGATACCGTTTTTTGCCGTCCATGCCGATCTCGACGTGTACCTTCCCGTTATCCATTGGTTTCCTCCTTCATGTTGTCCTCCTTCAAATATTTCCTTCAATAATCGATTGCGTTCAGAAACACTTCGCGCGGGATGCCGATCTTCTTGCAGATTGCCATCATTCCGCGAAATTGCTTCCCCTGCGGGTCTTTCATCCATTCCACCAACGTGCATTTCGCGGAAACCCCGGCGGGCCTCATAAGATCGTCATATGTAAAATTTGATGTTTCCAGATAGCCCTTAATGAGCCGCCGCATATTCAGAGATGTGTTATCTCGCCCCAGCTTCACCGCTGGCATATTCCTTCCCTCCCTTCATCAGTTCCTCTTCCGGTACGCCGTAATGTTCAGCCAGCAGCTTTATGTGCTCCGGATGCGGTTTTGTGCCATTCTTCCAATTTTTGATTGTGCTTTGATGGACACCAATCAACTTTGCAAGCCTGTAATTTGATTCCTGGCGTTCAGCCTGTAGCCGCGCAAGAGTCCCAGAAAGGTTCAAGTTCTCACCTCCAACTTATTGACAAATTAGAGCAAGCGTGATAGTCTAATTTTGCAGATATTAAATACCACACATCCGTCACCCCGGCGTGTTTTATCACGGCGGGCAGGGTTTTGTTCGCTCTTTACGCATTTGATTATAGACTATTATTAGAGCAATGTCAACGCTTTTTGGACTATTTCTAGAGTATATTTTAGACGATTCTTAGAGGTGTTTTTTATGGAATTTGCACAATGGCTGAAAGAGGAAATGGAAAAGCGCGGTTTCACGAACTACGAAATGGCCAAGCGCGCAGGAATACATCAGACAACTATTGCTGGCTGGCTAGACGGGAAAAAGCCACAGCGTGAAAAGATAGATATGATAAAAGCTGCATTCGCTGAGTTCGACGAAAAAAGCCCCCTCGTCCATGCGGACGAAAGGGCTTTGGATGAAGAATTGGTTTCAAGGCTTACTTCTCTGACGCCGGAAGAGCGGAAGAAGGTTGATGCTTTTGTTCAAGGGCTTTTAGCAAATCGTTGAGCTTCTTCTTTTCCTCATAGGTCAGTTTGTCTATGTATTTCCGCGCTTCCTCCCGTGTCATACGATTGACTCCTTTCCTTTCTTCTATAGTACATTTTAAAACGTATGTTCGTTTATTTCAATAGGCAGTATTTCACAAAATCCGTATTCAATTTTCTACGCAGAAATTTTGAATAAGTACAATTTATAGGACAGGTGAAATGATAAGATGAAACGAAAACAGATTATTGCCTTGCTTTTTGCCTCTGTGTTGCTTCTCCTCTGCCCGTCTGGCTGCTCTAGCGCAGACTATCAATTATCGAAATCTGAGCTCGACCAGATGCTGGCTGACGCGAAAGCAGAAGGATATGAAGAGGGGCGAAACGAAGGATATGAAGATGGTCGAAGCGACGCGGAAGGTGAACACGACGGTGATTACGATAATGGATATAGTGACGGATACGACTGCGGACGCTCCGATGCAGTAGAGGAATATGAGCGTCTTATTGAAGGCGCCCGCGAAAATGGGTATGAGGACGGTGTTGCAGCCGGGGCGTCTTTCGATGTTGATTCCGTGTGGCAGGAAGGATATCAATACGGCTACAACCGTGGGATTTCCGAATCGGGCGCGTCTGGAACATCGTCCAGCTATGAGCAAGGGCCAAACGAGCCAACTTCTGCAATCGCAATGCCGCAGCCAGAAGCCCAGCAGGAATCACAATCAAATGCAGCTCCAAGCGCAGCATCATATGACTATATCATCAACACCAACACTGGAAAGTTCCATTACACATGGTGCAAAAGCGTCGAAAAGATGGCAGAGAAAAACAAGTGGTATTATACCGGTACGCGCGACAGCGTAGTTGCGATGGGGTATGTTCCGTGCAAGAACTGTAATCCGTAAATCCACCCCGCCGCCCGCTGGATGAAGCGGCGGGGGTTCCCTCGCAGCGAGTGGGAGCGCCGCTTGAGTACGTTTCCAGTGTATCAGACAATATTTGTAAAAGTCTACACCCCAGATTTCAAATCGTTGCTCAAAATTAAGAAAACGTGTATTCAAAATTGCGAATTATAACCTATTTTGGAATTTTGTTGTTGGAGGCGTTTGTTTTGACATCAATGGAGAAGCTTGCACCGTTTTTTGAGGCCTATTCAGAAAAGGTCAAGCGGAGAAGAAACGAAGTCGGAATGACGATCAGTGCGCTTTCGGAAAAGTCCGGCGTCCCATACTCAAATGTAAGCCGTGTGAACTCTGGCGTGCAGGCAAACCCGCTCTTGTACAACGAGGCTGCGATTGCCGATACGCTCGGCCTGTCGCTTGACGATCTCTGCGGGCTTGACCATGCAGCCGGAAGTCAAAGTGAGTTGCAGGATCAAAATACTAAACTTAAAGTCGAGAACGCGGGGCTCACCGCGACAAACGAGGCTCAAACTGCGCAAATCAAGTCTATCCACGCGGTTTGTTATGTGCTTGTATTTTTCTGCCTGGTTCTCGCAATGTCGATGGTCGTTTATCTCGTCATTGATTCGCAGATCACAGATTCCGGTATTATTCGAGGCGGGAAACTATCAATTATGGCTTGGGCGTTTATTGGGCTAATCGTTGCGGCGGTTATTGCTGCGGGAGTTACAATATCGCATATCATCCGCAAGGAGAGCAAAAATGAAGAAAGTCAAAGTCCCAGAAGCTGAAAAGCTTCCGTCCGGTTCCTATCGATGCCGGGTGATGGTGAATGGGAGATCAAAATCGTTTACAGCAGATACAAAGCGCGACGCGGAGCAAGCCGCTTTGGAATATAAGATATCCGCAGAGCAGGAACAAAAAGAAACCTGTTCTTGTGGGCTTCCGCTGACAAAGGCGATTGACGAGTACATCAGCGCAAAAGACGCGATCCTTTCACCGGCTACAATTCGAGGCTACCGTGTCGTGCAGAAGAATCGTTTCCAGTCGCTCATGCAAACCAGATTAAATAACATTTCATTTATGAATCTGCAAAAAGCCGTCAACGAGGAAGCCAAGACGTGCAGCCCGAAAACGATCCGAAACGCCGTAGGCCTACTATACGCCGTGCTGAAATTCCACGGCATAGATATGCAGCCTGTAGCGCTGCCGCAGAAGATCGACAAGGAAAAACAGATCTACACGGAAGACGAGCTGCGCAAGCTTTTCGACACTGTGCGCGGAACAGACTTAGAAATCGTCGTGCTATTGGCCTGCTGGCTCGGTATGCGCCGCTCTGAGATTATCGGCCTGAAATGGGAAGACATCGACCTCAAGAAGAAATCTCTGCTCGTGGCCTCCGCCCTTGTGCTGGATGAAAACAATAAATATGTTGAGAAAGGCACAAAAACAGAGAAGTCAAGAAGGAGGTTTACGCTCCCGGATTACATCGTCGATCTTCTGTCCAATGCGCCGCACGACGGCCCCCGCGTTGTCATGACCAGCCCGCAGACAATTCGGAACAGGCTCGTCGCGGCGACAGAAAGGGTCGGCATTCCATTCTATGGGCTTCACGCGCTGCGGCATATGAACGCATCTATTATGCTGTCCCTGAACACGCCCGACAAATACGCCATGGAACGCGGCGGCTGGTCGTCTGATAAGACCATGAAGAAGATATACCAGCATACTATGACAGCCGAGCGTGAGAAGGTCGATGCAAGCATCGACGCATATTTTGACGCGATTGTGCAGAATCAAACGCCACGGCGCTGGCATATCAAAAAATCCAATTTTGCCACGATTTTGTCACGCAGTCAAAAAGCATAGTATTTTCAAGCACTATATCGTTTTCAGCAAGGGTTCGAATCCCTCATCCCCTGCCAGAAAAAAGTCCTGCAATCTCAATGGGTTGCAGGACTTTTCCTTGTATATCAATGCTTTCGGGCATTTCGGGTGGTATTGTTTTTGCGAATGAAGACTGGTTATCCAGAATGAATTTTGATTTTTCAGAACGCATTTTTGCCACGATTTTTGCCACGAAATCAGGACGCTATGCAGTGATAATACGCGCTGATCTTTTCCTCCGGGCCGCCTGCGTCCTTATCATCAAGAAACGCTTCCGCCATATCGGCGTAAAACTCAACGGTGTTGATACCGTGCTTCTTCGCCACACTGAAATAATCGCTATAGACCATGTTCATAGCCGCATACCAGACAGCCGGATCATAGTGATAGCCTTTTGACACCATGACCGCCGTTGTCTGTTCCATCGGCCAATGCGGGCCGGTCGTGTCGTCTGTGTTCTCCATGCGCGCAGTCCATTCACGCGCGTCGGCTTCGGTAAAATCGCACTTGCGTTCGAGCTTCTCTAAAACGCAGATCAGTTCTGCAATTTCCGCCGCCTCTTCTACGCTTCTCCGGCAAACCGGCTGCGTTGATAACTCATGTAATTCTCCGTAAAGCTTTTCAATGTATGTTTTCATAACAGGTCATGCCTCCTGAATATACTTATAGAGCTTGTCCACATCGTTCTGATCGAATTTCAATTCTCCAATAAACGGAACAGACACGGACAGCTTGTTTTCAAACTTCGGTCTGGCCGCGCTGTATAGGCGGTCAATGTCGATGTTCCCTTGTTCGCCCATGATGCGCATGAGCTTGACCGCAGGATTATCGCGCAGGCCAAGAATATAGTCCCGGCCTCCGTCCATAATAAGCGCCAGCGCGACACCTGCGCCGATGCCAAAGCCCAGCGCAGTCCCCGCGAGTCCCTTGCTTGCGTATTCCATAAAAATACCTCCGAAGATGTAGTAAGCTGGCCAGCTCCTACTCTCATTTTGGCGGAAAACACAGGAATAAAAAACCAAGTGCAAGGACATATAAAGCACAAAAAGAGGCAAGCACAGATTACTCTGTGCCTGCCTCTATCAGGATCGCCGTACACCGCTTTATAACGCCCTTCATGCCGTTTACGGAAAACCCATATTGTTCTGCTAGCTGTTCCGCTGTTTCCCCGTCACAGATGTTCCTGCGCATGATATCGCGGTATTTGGCATTCAAGATCCACTCGGAAATCAAGTGCTCCCACTCGCTGCGCGGCTTCGTCGGAAGACCGCGCTGCAAGGCTTAATCTCCGAATACGCCCGCGCGGTCGAGAATGACCAGCATACGGACGTTATCTTCGGCGAGGTCGAGGATCATGTCTTCCCCTTCGCCGGATTTACCGGTCAGGAAGCCCTTTGCAATGAGCTTGTCCAGCGTCTGCCGGTAAAGTGTGTTATTGACGTCTCTCAGCTTTTCGTATCGCATTTCACGTTCTCCTTTCGCGTTTGGCCCGTCTTCCAAGACCATGACGGTATGACCGCTGGAAACAAGCACATCGCCGCGCAGCAGATACTCGTCCTTCTTGAGATACCTTGCCGCAGCCAGCAGCTCGAACTCTCCCGTCTGCGGCCAGTCGTGCCGCATGCAGTAGGTGGTGCAGCTGTTGCCCTGCCGCCGGAAAAGATCCTCCAGCTTGTGCACGCCTGCCGAGATGGCGCACAGCATCATAAATGCCGAGCAGTCCGTCTCCACCGGCTTTGTGATCTTGCTCAGATCCCATCCCACGGCCTTTGCCGCCGCATACGCGGTGTTGCGATTGTCCATATCGTAGCCGATATTCTTGTTCTTCACGCCGGCCTCGCAGGCTTTCGCGGCCAGCTCCGCCTTTGCCGGGTCCTTGAACCGCAGCACTCCCAGCCACACGGCTGGATACCACGTGGAGAAATTCAGCTCCCGGCCCGTCTGGTTTCCGGGCTGCTGCCCGTGGCCGCCTGTCTCTCCAAGGCTCGCCTGACCGATTCTGACACTCATGCCTCGTCTACCTCCGGCAGGCCAGCAACGCTCGTCAGCAGGGACAGGATACCAGCCAGCGCCGACGCGGACGCAACGAGAAGCCAGTTGACCTCTGCGATTGCGACGCTCGTACCGATAGTTGCCACCGCCGTCTGCGCAACGGTCTTGATTGCGCGGATACCCGCTGCTTTCCACCACTTTTTGTTCATACTATGTTCTCCTTTCAAATTTGCGCCTTGCGGCGTGTATTACAGAATTTTCCCCAGCACCCAGCCGATAACGCCGGTGACCAGTGCGGTCACGACGATCTTGACCAGTGCGTCCCAGTTCTTCCCCGGGCGGGCTGTGAGGTTGTTGACGCTTGTCTGCATGACGTCAATCTTGTCGTCGAGCGTCTTCATGTGCTCTGCCATGACGGCGACGGCCTCTGCCAGCTTGGCCACGGCGTCGGTTTTCTTCTCAAGATCCTTGATCCGGCCGGTGTTCCGGTCGACGTTGCCGCGGATCTCCGTGACTGCGATATTCAGATCCTGCAAATCCATACGGTTCTCCTTATTCGTATTGCCATGCAATGGCTCCATTTACGGCGGGCGTCGTTTCTTCTGCGTTCAAAGACATACCTCTGGCCATCAACGTTGTATAGTTTGTGTCTGCCTCATGCACACCTGTAGCACGGTTGAACATCTTGTACACCGTGTTCACGGCCCTTGGTGTAACGGCTTTGTCGGTATCCGTCCTGGTTACTGCGTCCACCAGATATGTAATGCCTCTGGCCCCTGTTCCGGCGCTCGGAAGATCCGCCCATGTGCCGTCACCTTTCAGATACTTTCCCTGCTGACCCTTTGCGGGGGCAGGAACAAAGCCTGCCGTTCCGGCAGCGGTGCTGGTTGCGCCGGAGAACTCAACCACGTCCGCATTATCTCCCTTCGGCCCCTGCGGGCCGGTTGCGCCTGTGGGGCCTTGCGGGCCGGTTTCACCCTTCGGCCCAGTTGGGCCGGTTTCGCCCTGCGGGCCTTTGAGGTTTACGGGCGCGGGGTTGGCCTTGCCGCCGTCGTTCGTCCAACTCAAAACGCCATCAGAAGACACAGAGGGAGTAAACGTCGTGCCATCCGTCGCGCCTTGCAGCGGGCCATTGTTAACCCATGTCCTGGACACGCCGTCGTAGATATAAATGTCATACGGTTCCGCCGTGCCGACACCGTAGGCGTCGCCGACATCTGGGCTTTGGACAGCGTTCTGCAGCACAGATGCCGTTGCATAATAGCCCTTGACCACAAAGCCCGCGCCCGTGTCTCCCTTCGGCCCGGTTGGGCCGGTCGGGCCAGCGGGGCCGGTCTTGCCCTGCGGCCCTTTCTCACCGGGGTCTCCTTTCGGCCCCTGCGCTCCTGTATCGCCTTTTTCGCCCTTCTCGCCGGGGTCTCCCTTCGCGCCGGTTGCTCCGTCCTGCCCTTCCGCGACGACACCGGTATCCTGCGTTCCGATAAACCAGTGCTTGTTGCTGCCGATATGCGGTGTTACGCCGTCTGCGCCGTCTGCCCCGGCTGCACCTGTAGCACCTGCCGGGCCAGCAGGGCCAGGTGGGCCTGCCGGGCCTTTATCGCCCTTTGGGCCTTGTGGGCCGGTGTCGCCTTTATCACCTTTTAACGCATTGACAACCTGCATCGCCGCAGTGTCAGGGGCTACGGCCATGTTCAGCCGCTGTTCAAATACTGCGTCAGACATAAGACATACCTCCTACAGAAGTTCTTCTACGCCGACGACGGCGATCTCCGTTGCCCGGTCATTGCCGTTCTCGTCTGTGAACGTCATTTGACAGCGGGCCGGACGGACAGTCAAGCTGTCCGCATCGGCCTTCGGGATCTCAACGGTAAAGCTCGTCGGAGAGGATACCGTCGGCGTATAGGATTTGGAAAAGCTGTCGCCCTGCACGACCTTGAAGCTAAGCCCCGTACACTGCGTCAGATCGACGCCGCGCATCGTGACATACAGGACGTTTTTGATTTTCTGTACCATGGATACCTCCTATCTGAGCCTGTCCCAGATTTTTTTCTTGGTGCTGTCGCCATAATCGTACATACTGATCGCAATGGCGTATTTCTGCTCCTGCGTCAGGTCTGTGCTGTTCAGATAGTCGCAGAACCACGTCCACGCATTTTTGTAGCCTGCCGCTTTTCGCTCGTCCTCGTTCGGGCGATCTTCGTACTCCACAATCGCGTCGATATAATCTGCCATTTCCGCGCCGGTGTCCTTGACATTATGTGACCATCCCGCTTGATACGACGGAGAAAGTTCACTTTTCGCGGAAGCCGTGCTGATGCTTCCTTTTCGCAGCTGTTCAGAGAGGTAAGTATACGTCTTTGTGTTGTCCGTATAGAATCCCATGCGGATCGCAGATTTCTGGTCTTCCGTCCACTTCTGCTTGTCAAGCCATGCGTCGAACTGTGATTCTGCGCTTTCGGTGACTTTTCCGTCTTCGTCTTTTACGTCTTTCATTCCGGCGTGCGCATTCGCTGCCTGCAAAGCCATCGTGGGCGTGACCTTTGCGGTTCTGCCGTACCGGTCATAAGCCTTGATCTCCTTGTCGCTCAAAACGGCAAGCGCAACCGCGTCGTTGATCTCTCCGTTCTTGTAAGCTGCAAGATACTCGTCCGCTTTTGTGCCGTTTTTGTTGGTATCGGAATAACGGTTCTCAATTGTCTTCTCCATGAAATACTGCGCAAGCTCCTTGCTGCCCTTGCCTGCCAGTTCCTTCTGTGTGTCCGTCAGCTTGCCTCCGTACTTGGACGCTTCCAACGCCTCAAAGTACGCGTTTGCTTTCTCAGTCGCAGAAGCAACAAGTTCGTCGGAAAGGCCGATATAATCTGCGCCCTTATACTGGTTCTCGACACCGGAAAGCTGCTTCTTCGTATCGTCGGAAAGATAATGCTGCGCCTTGACGGCAGCGGAGATCATGGCGTTGTTCCGTTCTGCGCCGGATTTCTCCAAGATCTTCTGCGCGGAGGCTTTCATTTCATACCCGATCCCAAGTTTGTCCTTTGCGCTCTCCGCCGCAACGTCTTTCGCCTGCTTCAAAATCTCCGCTTTCATGCTGTCCGGCATGGACTTGTAATTCTTATCATTCATCAGCGCGGTCACAGCGGCGGAATACGCGTCGCCGTATGCCTTCTGGTATATGCTGCGCTGCTCGAACGTCAGGCTGACAGATTCGCCGTCGACCTTCACAGAGCGCGGAGCCGTCCGGTCAGGATACAGAGAATTGCCGGTCGCATCGCTGATCTTCTCGATCTCGGAGGAAACTGCATCGGTCTTGTACGTTGTGATATTGCCGGGGTTGATATTCCGGTTCATAAAGTTGCGGACGCCGCCCTCGTTCTTGACCGGATTTCCCCATACGTCTGTCTTCGCTGGGAGCGTTTCACGCAGGCCGGGGATAGACGCTTTCGCGTTGTCGACCGCCTGCTGCCAGACGTTATCCGAGGAATAGGCGTTCCGCTCTGTGTCGTCGAGGCCCTGCGCAATGCCGCGCAGCGCGTTCGGAATGACACTGGAAAGCTGGTTCGCGGCGTACTTCTGCGCGGCGTCCAGCATTTTTCCGCCGGGCGTGCTTGCGTCGCTGTACCGATAGTTGTTTACAACATCCTGCATCGTGGACATGACCGGCGTATCCAAGACAGACTGCAAAGCGCCGGACAGGGAATTTCCGAGCACACGGCCAGCCGTCACGCCCGCTTCACTGCGGATATCATCTGCGATCAGTGCGCCGGTCGTGAGCTGCGCGTTCAGCGGGTCGAGGAACCCGATGGACAGCAGCGTGTCGCCGTGCTGCCATTCAGCGCTTTCGCCGCGAAGATCACGAAGCGCCGCGCTGATATTCAGCTGTGTCCCGTCAAGGCCGTGCGTCTTGCCGAGCGCGTCCTTGTTCTTGTCTTCGTCGTCGCCGGTCACTTTCAGCCATCCGCGAAGCGCGCCAGCCGCAGCAATGGCGATCATACCGGAGCCGGTCAGTGCACGGCCTACGCCCTGCACCGCCTTTGCCTGCTGCGCCGCTGTCAAATTGCCCTTCTTCGCGGAATCAAGCATATTGATGAAATCTGCGGTGGAAACGAGCAGACCGGCAGGCGAATACTCGATTGCCCGTGCGCCGAGGTTCGACGGAACCTGCGCGAACGGAAGCACAATATCGCCCGCGCCGATATCGCCGATATGCGCCTTATTGAGCGCGTTTCGGATGCCGATTGCCGCATCGGACAGGACATTCTTGTCCTGAAACGTGCGGTAAAGGGCTTCCTGCTTGCCCGCGTCGCGCAGAGAATCATCCTTGATTTTGCCCTTTTCATAGAGCCGGTCAATGCCATGCTGGACGCTTGCTTCAATGCCGCCCTTCTGGAGTTCGTCGGTCGCGTTCAGGGTGTAGCCCTCATAGGCTTCCCAGACAGACATGAGTTTCGAGAACACGCCGCCGGACATTTTAAAGGTGCGGTTTGCGGTGTTCTCATACTTGCCAGCGCCGCCGGACGTATCAACGTCAAGGCCGACCTCCATGCAGGCACGAGCAAGCCCATCCATGGATCCTTTGCGCTTTGCCGCCGAGAACCACGACGCATCGCCCGCGACGCTGCGCGTGCCGGTGATCGTGGATACCAGCATATCCAGCGGAACAGAAATATTCCGTGCAACGCTGTCGACCGGGTCGAAAACGTTATTGGAAACGAGGTTCCGCATGACGGTTGAAACCTTGGACAGCATACCCGCACGCCGCACAGTCTTGACCTTCTCGCCTGCGGAAACCGTTCTTGTATCCGCTGCGATGTTGTAGATACTGTCAGCGGCAAACGTCTTGAGAAAGTCGAGGTTTTCCCCGCCGCCTGACTGTGCTTCCGCACGCGCATAGTTCGCAATGCGATTCATGGCCCAATTGACAATGGGCGAGGTCTTATTGCCGATGAGCGTACCGGTCTGCCGCACAGTACTTGCGCTTTTGATGATGTCAATCAGATCGTTGACGTTGACCTTCGCATTCTCCTGTCCGGTGCCGACCGCCGCGTCGTACTGCTGTGCAAGCGCGCTGACACGGTTCATGATCTCGGCTTTGTTGGTCTTCTTCGCCGCCCGTTCCAGCGCCGCAGAAGCGTCCGCAACAATGCCGCCGCCCGTCTGCCGGGAATACTTGGCGTAGGCCTGCAATGCCTGACCGGCTGCCGTGCCGTGCGCAGAAACTTCCTTGCGCCAGTTGGAATACTCCGTCCAGTCTCCGGTCTGCTCCGCTGCCCTGCGGTAGTTGTCGAGGATCGTCATGCCCATGTCGACCTCTTCACCGCTCCAATTATGCTTCCCGCGCAGTTCGGCCATTTCCCCGGCGTAATCCTGCGCCAGCCGCAGCCGGGCGTTGTCAAGGCTCTTCGCCTCGGAAATGGTGTCGTACATGATCGGCGTTCGCTGCGATTCCGGCACGTTCCAGTCGGCCTCCATGCTGCCGATGGTGTTGCTCTGCGTCTGGGACTGCTTCGGGACAGATTCAAACTGACTGCGCATCGCGCCCATGTCGTTTTCGGTTTTGCGTTGGATGGATTTGTTCAAGAGGAAATCTCTGTATTGATGTGCGGAATCATAATCCATCAACGGGAGTGCATCAAGCTCTGCCTTGCTCCATCGTTTATATTTATTCATGTTCTGCACAACTGCGTCTGCACTATCGCCATTGTGCATCATAAAATAGATGTCCGGGCTTCCTTTGTCTGCCGTCCAGCCGTCATTTGCATACTCCGGGTTAAACGCAACTCTGGCAACCGGCTCAAAACCATATTTTGAATAAATGTCTACGAGATTATGCCCATAGCAGTCCAGTTTGTTCCCGCCAAGCGCAACAGCCTGCGGAATGGTACTTTTTGTCGAGCCTTTCGGCGCGCCTGCCGCCTTATTTGCAAATACAGCTTCGATGTCTCCGTCCGGTGCAATCGCAAAGCCGGTGCTTCCGTTTGTATCCATGTAGGATCGTGCGCCGCTTTCTTTCAGTTCCTGAACGCTCTTCGGCGTGACAGCCCATCCATTGCGCTGGTCTGCTGTCCGTGCAGCGGCGAGTGCATAAGAAAACGCGGCATTGTCCGCCGAGCTGTCGTGCAGCTCCACGTTGACAATACCGCGTTCGGTAAGAATCCTTTGTGATTCAGGGCTTAGTAGAACGATTCCAGATTCTGATAGATTTCCTCGTCCGTTTCGTTGTACTCTTCCCGCCAATGACGAACCAAGTCCATCGCCATCGGATCGGCCCCATACTCCTTCTCCAGAAGCTCCGTCCAGTTGGTTTGTGCGTCCATACGCTTGCCCCCCTTCGCTATTATTAGCATAGCCTCTGTTTGCAGTATTGTCAATATTTAATTGTCCGCCTGTTATAACGCCATCTGTGCCGCGTTCCTGCGCGGGCTGCGTCGTTTGCTGGGTGTTCTGATTCGCGGCCTGTGCGGGGCCTGTGAGCGTTTCGCCGCGCAGTGCGGCCTGAACGGACGCGTCAAGCATTTCGTCCTGTGTCGGCTGGGTGTTCTGCGCCTGATTCTGGCTGCGCGAACCGAGCGCGCGATTCAGCGCAAAGTTCCCCGCGCCGAGGATGCCGCCGACTGCTGCGCCGGTTGCAAATTCCTCGGCTGACTGATATGGATTGAAAACAGCGTCCCGGCCCTGCGCCGTGTTGTCGAGTGACAGCCACTCCCGATCTCCGTCATAGACAAGCTTCTGCATGGCGCGGCTGATCGGGTTCTGAATGAGTTCTTCGCCGCCCTCTTCGGCCGCGCCCTTGATCAGATTTTTCGCCTTGCTGAGCGCAGAAAGCGTGCCGTCGTTCATCCAGTTGTTGTTTTCCAGACCGCCGCCGACTTCGATTGCGGCGTTTGCAAGTCCGGCTATCGTAGAAGCCAGAATGGCCTGCTCGTCTGTTGCTCCGGCTCCCTTTGCCTCTGCAAAGTTACCGCCGGTTTCCTGCATAAATGAAAGCCAATACGACGGGTCGCTGGATATCCGCCGCATAACGGCTTCGATGCTTCCTGCAAGGCCGGAGCTGGCCTGCGTCAGCGTTCCTGCGCTCGAAGTGCCGAGCGTCAAAAGCGCAAGCGCAGCCTGCGGTAGCGCTGCAATGACACCGGTTCCTATCGTGTTTGCAACGCCGCCAGCTTTCGTATCGCTCCAGTTTGCTGCGGAGCGCTCGTTCAGCGAATCGGACGTGCGCTGGGTGTAATTTGCCCAATAATGAATCGGCTGCAAAAGGGAACTTGTGAACGCCGAATCTCCTTTTACAAACTTCCCGTCCTTTGTAAACCCGCCGTTTAAATAACTTTCTACTGTTTCGACTGTCGTCGCTGCGGCGTCGGCAAAGTTGGCAATAGAAGAGTTGAACTGACCGAGTCCTGCGCCAAGCATGGTGAAAAGCTTTCCGCCGATCCCCTTGTCGGTCTGCGGCTGAGCTGCGCTCTGCCGCTGCGTGATCGCCTGCTGAATCAGGCTGTCCGTCTGAGAAGGGATGCTGAACCGTTCGGAATCCCGCACCGTCGGCAGGCTGCGCCAAGCGTTCTGCTGAAGCTCTCTCCGAGCGGAATCAAAAAGCTGCTGTTCTGTCCCTCTGGTCTGTGCGTCTGCCGCTTCGTTGATCGTGAACCGGTCTGCGTCCGCCACCGTCGGGAGGCTCTTCCACGCATTTTTCCGGGCCTCTTTCTGTGCCTCTTCCTTGCGCTTTTGATACGAACGCATGACTTCTGCACGGCTCGGCGTGTCGGTGTACTGAACAGAATAGGAATCCCGCGCGTTCTGCCCGTTTGCCGCAGCGGCTTTGATCTCCGGGGCCGTCGCCTTCTTTACAAGCGTCAGTTCGGCGCTGGCGGCGTTGATCTGCGCCCTTGCCGTGTTATATCGTGACTTTGCCTCGGCATACTTGCTTTCAAGGTCACCGCTGCTCTTGCCGCGTGCCTTGTTCGCGGAGATCTGCCGGGCAATGTCCGCCATGTCCTTCTGCGCGGAAGCGGCCTGCTTGCGCAGCGTTGCAACGTCCGGGCCGGTAGACGCTGGTGCAGACTTCGCTGCGCTCTTTTTTGTGCCGGAGGTGCTGGAAGCGTATGTACCGGAACCGCCGGAGTACGAGCCGCCCGCAGAGCCGGTTCCGGGGCTGGCAGGAGCAGCTGCCTGCTGCGCGTCGCGTTTCGCGGCTTCGCGGTCAATGGTGGCCGTGTAGGTCTTGCCGTCTTTCTTGACAGTGATACTGCCGTCCTCGTTTCGCGTCCATAGCGAACCGTCGGAAGCTTCTGCCATGTCCCCGGCTCTCTGTAACTTTTCTGACAGAGAAACACCTTTGGCTGAACCGATTCTGTACTCCGGCTGCAGCGCCTGTTGAACTGCATCATTCAACTGCTCGTCGCTGATTTTGGCTTTTTCGCCGTCCTGCGTCAGTCCTGCAGTTACCACGTCCGTCGCCTGCCGCGCCTTTTCAGACGCAAGCACCTGTTCCGTCTGCGCCGGTGCGATTGCGTTCCGCGTCGTGTCTTGCTGCAGGGAAGACGACGGCGCAGCCTGATTCGTGCTGTCCAGAACCGGAGTAGCAAAGGGCTGGGACTGTGCAGGCGTGTAGTCAGGCGCAGCAGAAACAGCGGGCGCGGATACGCCAACTCTGCCGGTCATGGTCTGCCCGTTCTTCGTGACGGTAATGCTTCCGTCGGCTTCCTTTTTCCAGAGAGAGCCGTCGGAAGCCTCCGCCATGTCGCCCGCTTGCAGCCTGTTCGCAAGTTCCTTGCCCTTATCGGAGTTGATAAAATAATCAGCCATATGCCCTTATCCCTTGATATCCGCTTCCATTTCTACGCCGTCTTTCGTGACGTAAACCTTGCCGTTCGGCGATTTCCGCCATACAGAGCCGTCCGAAGCGTAATATTTGTTTCCAACTTGCAGATTTCCGGCGATACCTTTGCCCTTTTCGCTACCGATCACATACTTGTTGGTCGAATACCCCCTTGCCGCTTCGGCCATACTGGCCGTAGTCTTGCTGACTTTCTGGTAAGGGATACCATAACTCTTGTAGTTCGTCGCAAGGTAATTTTCAACGTTGTCGATGCCGCCTGCTTTGTTGATGATGTTGATGTAATACTCTGCCCACTCGATCTCATCCTGCGTGGCCTGCTTGAACGAACTGCCGCCGGACGAACTCTTGCCGTAATACCCGCCGGAGGATACGATCTGCTGCGCCTTGTTGTACATTTCGTTGAGCTGCTCCGTATTGCCGCCGCTGATACCGAGAAGTTCAGCATACGCAGAAGCGTTGCTTCCGGCGGAACTCATGACAGAGTTGTTGAGGATATTGAACATCTGAAGCGCACGGTCTGCGTCGGCTTTTGCCGCGTTTGTAAGACTTTCGTCCACGCGCACAGCCTCTTCGTACAGGGCCTTTGCAAGATTCAGGTCGTTGTCGGCCTGCGCTTTCTGAATCGCACTCTGATACTGCTGTCCGAGAAGCTGTCGCTGTCGCTCGATCTCGGCGCGCTTCTCCGCCTCAGACTGGCGCAGATTGTTCATGTTCGCAGAAAGCTGGTTCTGCTGGGCAAGCTCCGCCTGCCCGCCCGTGCCAGAGTTCAGCCCGCGCGCGTTCGCGTACTCCTGAAATGCCTGCCGGTTGCGGTCTGCTTCCGCCTGCGCCTGCCGCTGCTGCTCGTAATAGATGCTGCCGAGCTTGCCTTCCTCCGCGCCGAGATCGGAAAGATTCTGGTTGTAGTCGCTTTCCAGCTGGGATTTGTTTGCCGCAAGGCTGGCTTCGTACATCTTGCGGATCATTTCTTCCTGACTGGTCGCGGACGGCGTTTTATAATCTCCGAGCTGGTTCAGATACTTTCTGTACCAGTCGTAGATGGTGCCGCCTCCGGCAGAAGAGCCCGCGCCGACCGCTGCGCCAACGTCGGTTCCGGTGCTTGTTTTATTGCCGGGCGTAAATCCCGGGTCAATGTCGCCGCCTGCTCCGCCCTGCGAAACGCCGATACTAGGGTCTAGCGGGTCGCGGTTTACTGCTCCGCCGGTCGGGGGCCGCGTTGTTCCGCCGAATCCCGGCTGCGGCTGACCGCCTGCTGGCGGATTGACCGGCGTAGTGTCTACCCCGGGCGTTTTGCCCGAGCCAAAAGAGAACTCCGGGTCAAGCGTCCTCTGTATGTCCGCTGTGGAAAGATTGCCCTGCACCAGTGAGCCGCCCTGATTCCCGCTGCCCTGATTTGCAGAAGCCTCCGGGGACTGCGTGTTCCCGAACCGCTTGTTTCCATCATAGGCAGTCCAGTTTTCCATGTAGCTTTCCGCAACACCGTTAGAGCTTTCGCCTGCGGGGTTGTCGCTCTGCGTCGGCTGCTGCACGCTTTTTACAACGGCCTGCCCGCCCGGCGGCTGCCATGGAAGAGTGATATCATCCCCGCGAGGTTGACGCAGTTGCAGCCTCCCGCCATTTCCTACCGGTGAATCCAGCACCGGTTTCTTCCAAATATTACCGTCATTGATTCTCATTCAGCACCTCTTATGCTGCCGTGAAATACTGTCCCACAAGTTCATGCGGGAGATACTGCAATGTTATCTTGTCCCCCGCTGCGGAGCCGGTGCGCTCACAGAGATACAGATTGCCGTCTTCCGGGTCTGTGTAATACAGACCGTAGGTGTATTCCATGCCGCGAGAAGCCGGAATTGGGTCGTCGTGCGTGCCTGTATGTTCTGCGTCAACTACAGCCCAAAGTGCAGGCGTGGCGCTGGGCTTCCAATTTTCCTGCGAGGTATGCGCCTGACGGCATTTGTAGAGCTTGCCGCCGTTGCTTCTGCGGTCGCCGACGGCATAAGCAACGGGATATGCCCATGCAGGAAACAGTTCCACCGCCTTTGCCGCGTCTGTATCATTCAGGCTTTCGGCTGCCTTGACGATGTACGGGCGCAGCGCCCGCGCTCTTTCTGTGTAAGTAGCCATATTATTCAGCCTCCCCAAGAAGAATTTTCGCAGCCTGCTCCGCATCGGCGGAGACTTCGCGCAACAACTCCGTTTCCGTTTTCTTGCCCATCTTGCAGGTGCACGTGCCGTCGCGGTTATCCGTGATCGGGCCTGCGACGCAGTAATCGGAGTTGTCCCACTCCTGCACAGATTCCTTTGTTTCGCCCGTCGGCTGGCCGCTTTCATCGTATACCGGGACAGTGTCGCGCTCAACGATATACCAATGCAGTCCGTTCACAAACAGCTGCGCGGCCTGCGCATATGTCGCCGTCAGCGTGACAGCCTTGGATTCCCGGTTGCCCCAGTCCCGATCAACGAGCTTTCCGTCGATACTTGCCGGGTGTTCTGTCCCATTTGCCTTAAAATAGATCATACATACCTCCGTCATAATGTTTTGAGGGTTACATCCGCCTTGCTCCCATATTCTAAGCTGCTGGATCTGTCTATAACAATATTGCAGTTTCCCATCAACAGATACTCGTAGTTAACCATACCCAGCGTGCCGTACTTCTTTTCAGCCACAGCGTGGCCGTCTATGAATATTTTTGCAACAGAATTGGAAGACCCTCCCGCCACTAGCGTAATTGACGTTCCCCTCTCCAGTTCAAACGTCCCTTCGGTTCTTTTTTCCCCTTCTATAAGCACATAGCCCCAGTTATTTGCACTCGCATTTTTTGTCGTCACGGTAACTTGCACTGGGTAGCTTAATTTGATATTGTGTGACGTTCCGCCAACCATCGTTCTTCCACCGTAAAGCCTGTAACCAGTTCCATCAATCTTTGCGGTGCCGCTTTTAACCGTGTAGGCCGTGCCGTTAATCAGTGTTCTATGCCCCATACTCGCAAGCCTCATTCATACTGCCACGCGATTTGGCCGTTGACAATCGGCGTGGTTTCTGCCGTAAACAACGCTTCTCCGCGCGCCATGTAGGACGTGTAGTTCGTGTCCTCCTCTGTGACAGCTGTGGTTCTGCCGAGTTTGTCGTTGATCGTTTTCTCGTCCGGACTGATCTGCTTTGGGAATAAATCAAGCATATGCCGTCCTCCTTACATCAAGATATACGCGCACGGCAGATCGAGCGTTGGGACGGTCTCGCAGGAAAAGGTAATGCCCTCTTCATTCGCACTGTAGACCTTGACGCCGCACTTCGCCGCTTCCTGCCACTGCGCAAGCGTTGCAGAGGTGTCAAGTCCGACTGCATCGTTGCGCCCCGCTCCGATGTTGATCGCAACGGTCTGCTTATTCTCTGTCCATCCCGCAGCCGTCAGAACGAATGTCGCGCCCTGCGATTTTTCCGCCTTGCCTGCGATCTTCTTGATCTCTGCGTCGCGGGCGACGTTCGCTGCGTTGATGGAAGAGATCGCAGCCGTGTTTTCGCTCGTTGCAGTTACGTTCTCCGTGACGATCTCGGACAGGGCCGCAACGTCCGCAGACGCGCTGCCGCCGGACGAAATAGCGTCCTGCACCTGTTTTGTCAGTTTTTCCATGCTGACCGTGTTGTTCGGGATGGAACCAGCGGAAATGCCCGCAAGCTGCGCCTGCACGTTTTCAATCGCCGCCTGAATGGTGCTTGCGTTTACTGCCGAGGTCGGCGTAAAGGCAAGATTCGCCGCTGCCAGCGCGGGGATCAGGACAGTGTTGATGTAGGTTTGTATCGCAAGACTGCCTTCGTCGAATTTGGCCTTTAACTCCGCTGCGGAAAGCCCGCCTACGTCATTCGGGTAATCGTCCAGCTTCTGAATGATACTGAGATCAGTATTCAGTGTCGGAATGCTCACTTATGCCACCCCCGTTTTGTTGAGCGCCCTTTGAAGTTCCCCGTAGCCGCTGCCGCCGTTGACCGGGATCTCCCCAGGCTGCGGTGTGGCGGGAACAAGGTTCCCATTTGTCGCGCCCTGATTCATCTGCGACATGGCCTGATTGCCTTTCAGCTTGTCGATCAGCTCCTGCCGCTTGGAAACATAGCCCTCCGGAATCCGTTCCAGATAATCTACCAGCTCGATCTTGCCCTGCATGAGCAGATTGTCGAGCGTCTGCACCGTCGTGATCTCCGACCAGTACGCCGACGCGCCGACGTCCAGCTTCAGCGAAAGCGGGATCTTGTTCAGAATCTCAAAGTCAAACGGCGTATTGAAGTCCTGTTCCGGGAGCGTCATGCCGAGCGGCTGAGAATTCAGCTGGTCTTTCGTCAACATCTTTACCTGAACATACCGCGTACCGTAGTACACGCGCATGTGGTCAAGATAAATGCGTCCCAGCTCTTCAATGGATTCATACATATTCAGCTTGACCAGTTCAAGCGGCGCATTCGAAGCCCGCTGCAAGGCCACGATAGCCGATGTGTTATCCGGGCGCGTATCGCCAAGTGCGGCGTCGGAAGCGCCCATGAAGTTCTGCGTATAATTGATCGCACTGTCGATGAACTGCGATACCTGCGGACTGATCGTCGCCGGGTCAAGGATCTTCGCGACGTTATTGACGTCGCCGCCGTTAATGCCGATGGCCGCGCCGACTCTGCTGTCCCAGCGCGGCACGCGCGTCTTATCGTAGACGATCTTCGGGAACGCCGTTGTCATAAGGGACAGCATAGACATTGCAAACAGCTTATTGACGAAGATCTGATTCGGGATCAGCTCTGCGATCAGCGCCTGTCCGTGGTAGCAGTCCTGCACATAGTCCCACGGCATCCATGTGATGGGATAGAGCTTCAGCTCCGTGTCCTTCTCCGGCTCTACCTCTACGTCCTTTGTGCACTGATAGCTATGGATCGTCCCGGTGTCTTCGTCCTTCCAGAGATATACAATGAGGGTGCAAAGCTTGTCCTGCAATGTGTCCATCTGGTTGTTGAAGTCTTCGGTATCAGGCCGTATCCGGTCGAGATCGTCCTTTTTGGCCCCGTTGCGTTTGGCCATACGGCGTACTTCCTCTACCATCAGGCGGCGCGGGATGATGATATACGGCTGCGTCTGCACGCGCCGGTCGTTCGGATTGCCGAACAGAACGCGCGTATTCTCGATGATCTCCGTGACGATATCACCCTTGGCCTCCTGCCCGGTTTCGATATCCGGGTCGAAGTATGTATACGTCGCACCGTCGCCGTCGACCGCCGCATTGCGCATAAACTGGCGCGTCAGCGTCACAACCTTGTTCCGCTCAAAAATAGCCGCAAACTGCTTATTCATAACGTCGGCGACCTTCTCAAGATCGCCGAGCGAATACATACTGGTCGAGCCGAGCGGGGAGGCCTGCATGGACAGGTTGTCGCTGGAGATCGTCGCGATCTGAAACAACGCCACGCGCTTTAAAAAGTTGAAAACCGGCGTCGGCAGGCCGTTGCTTTCCACGCCCTCCCACTGCTTGCCGATAAAGAAGTTTTCGTTCTTCTGCACTGTGTCGTACAAATTCAGCTGCGTGTTGACCTGTACGCCTTTGTCATATCTGCGATACGCCTTATCAGGCGTCATTTTTTCCTTCATCGCTTGTCACCCTGCGGCCTGCCGTCATACCCGAAGATATTATTCATGCCGTCCATCATTTTTTGCATTTGCTCCTGCATACGGCGCTCGTCCTCGGACGGCTCCGGCTTCGGCGCGTCCTGCTCCTGCTTCCGTTCCTCCTGAATCGGCTTGTGCTGCACAAGCACATAGCCGAGGATACAGATCGCGATCTGACAGGCCAGAATCAAAAGCTGTAAAATCAATCCAAGAATCATTTCCATGGACTCCCTCCTATTTCACATTTCCGGTGTAGCGCACCTTCTGGTCAATGCCGAGAACGGTCACGTCGCCGAAAGTCGAACCGCTTGTAATGACGATTTTGTAATAAACAAATTTCTTTACTTTCAGCTTGATCCGCTCGATCTGCGGCGCGCGGTTCGTCAGGAACGACCAGTGAATGAAATTCACATGATCGAAGCCGGACAGGTTGGAAGAAACCTCTTTCTCCGCGTAATCGCTCTTTTTGTCGGAGCGGGCTGAGATCAGGATCCGCGCATTTGTTGCGGGCTTCATCGAAACCCAGATAATAGAGCTGGTCTTCCGCTTGAAATCCGCATTGAAGGACATATTCCCGGATTCGTACCGGGATTGGATCGGTACTTCGTCGTCAACTGTGTGTATATGGTCGAAATCGACCAGCCGCCCGTCAGAGAAGCCAAGATACATTGCCATCCCGTCCGCGCAGCCGCACACCGCCGGAAGCCCGGTAAACATATACCATGTGTTGTTTTCGTAATTGTTGACCAGCACAGTTCCTTCTGCGTCGTTCAGGAACACAAAATACTCATGCGTCATATTGTTGTCGAACGTGAAGATCTTCGTCACGTCGGCTTGATTCATGGTCTGCTGGACGCGGGCGGAAACGTTCTTGGCATTGCGTTCGTCCGCATAAAGCGTGGTCGCAAGCCGCCACTCGAAAATGTTGCCCGCGCAGACCGAGCGCGGATAGTTGTTGACCAGCTGCACCTGTCCGGGCGCTTCGTTGCCGATCTCCCTATGAATCGGGACAGTGTAGAAGCCCGCCGTCGTGCTGCCGTCCTCCAGCGTGATCGCTGAATAGCTGGTCGCGTAGACCGCCTCCGGCTTGAAGACGAGCAGCTTTGAGTAGTGCCGGGACATTGCTGTAATCGGCGTGTTGGCTGTTCCGATCTGCATTTCGTACAGATCCGGAAAATACTCCGCGCTGGCCTCGCCGTCTTCCGTCACGCCGCAGTAATACGCTTTGTTGCTGCCGTCGCCGTACAGGAACACGCGCGTATCGGACGCGCCGTTGAAAAATTCGCTGAACCGCATTTTTTCGATCTTCACGCGCAGCGTATTCGCTACGTTGTAGAAGATTTCGACGTTGTTGCTGCCCTGCGCCGGAGCAGCGGAAAACGTTACCGTTCCTGCGGCCTTGTCGACCGTGAAGCCCGTCGTCACTTCCGTTTTCTCCACGAACACGAAATCAATGCTCGTGACGTTCTTCTCCGGCAGCTGATAGACAGTGGCCGTCCCATCCGCAGAGAACCGGACGCGGCGCTTTCCTGTCAGCATATTGACCGGTTCCAGCGTCGTGCCGCCCCCGCCCGGCGCGGAGGCGGTCACAACGACCGGCACATACCCGTGTACGGTGTCGACGTATCCGATCCCGTCCCATACCAGATACTCCGATCCGTTCAGGATATAGAGCTTATCCCCGAAGCCGAAGAACGTTGTCGGCGCGTCAAGAATGTCGCCGATGTTCTCCGCTCCGTTTTCTGTAATATTCCAAACTGCGCCGTTAGCCGCGCAGACGGTCACTTCGCCGCCAGCAACATAACCATGCCACAGGCCGCGCACGGGGCCGTTAAAGGCGCACAGGGTTTTATAACCCGGCCTGACGCGCAGATGATATTCGCTTGTAATTTCAAAGTTCTTCAGAACCGACGCCTCGCCCAATTTCAGCTGCGTATCGCCGTCGTTGGATTCGTTCAGCCCCAAGAACTTTTTGATCGTAAAGATCTTGCTGTCGTCTTTGGTTGGTATTGTCGCCATAAAGTAAATACCTCCAAGAAAAGGGGTGCGTTGCCGCACCCCTTATTTTGTGGTCGCTCAGTTCTTCGCTTCTGCAAGATCAGACCAGAAGGAACCGGTCTTCTTAGCTGCCGCGCGGACAGTGGCGCCCGCCTCAAGCGTCGGCTTCGCAGTAGCGCTGTAGGTCGCCGCGGTCTCGGAGAAACGCGGGTCGGAGCCGTCGGTCGTGTAGATCAGCGTCTCGCCTTCACCGCCGGTCAGCGTGAGCGTATTGGACGTAATCGCGATAGTCGGCGTGGTAGCAACCTTGCCGGACGCAGCCGCGACGTAAATGCCGTTCGCCATCGTCGGCTTGACAAATGCATCGTACATAACGCGACCTTCAACGAGGTTTCCGCTGATACCTGGAACATTGGAATGGATCTTGTAATCCTTCAGCTTCATCGGGGAGATCGCCGAGTTCTTATAGATCAGCATGAAGTAGACGTTCGTGGGCATTGTAGCCAGCGCCTTGACGGGAACGCCGTCGAACGTGCCGATAACGCCCTGCTCGAGGGACTTTCTGCCGAGAACATCAATGCCGATCCACTCGGACGCGAGTTTCAGGTACTTGTAGTAGCTGATATCGATGTAGAACGTGCGGTTCTTCTTCGGCACATGCTTCTTGTCAAGCGCAACGTTCGCGTCCATGAGCGCTTCCACGATGGTGGTCTTGCTCGGCGCTGCAGCCAGTGCAACGTGCTGACCGGCCTGTTCTGCCCAGACCTTCATGCGGTACTCGTCGATCTCTGGCGTCACAACTTCGCGCATCTGGCGGCGCAGGGTCTTGCCTGCCTCCTTGATGTTCATCTGCTCGGCCTGATTGCCCTTGTCGATGGTGTAGGTGAAGGAACGATCCTTCTTCATCTGGAACTCGTAAACGTTATCGTTGAGTTCCTTCGGCGTGCCGTAGCGGGAAGTGCCGCTGCGCGTGTAATCGTTCATCGGCGCGGTGTCGACTTCGTACACGCGGACGGTCTTGACACCTACAAATTCGGCGTCAAGGTCGGTCGCAAACGAAGACTGGGTATAGCTGTCTTCGTAGAATCTTTCCTGTACCTGCTTGGAATATTTCTCTGCGAGATTGATGGTCTTTGCCATTGTAGCCTCCTATTAGTCGTCGCTAAGGAAGCCCTCCAGGAACGGGTCTTTGCCGGTTTCCTGCTTCGTAGATTGCAGGCTTCCCAGCGATTTTTGTTTATTGCTTTCGTTTTTGGCGCGGATCGCCAGCTTTTCGTTGGCCTCCTTGAGCTGCCGCTCAAGCTCCCGCCGCTGATAATCGCCGTAGGCGTCTACCAGCAATTCCCCCTTGCCGACAGCCGACCAGACCTCCTGCGGGATGGTCTTGGGGTCGACGTCCTTAAACTTCTCCTGAAATCGGCGGATATCTTCGCGCTGCCGCGCTTCCGTTTCGCTTTTGCGCGTTTTCTCCGCTGTAGTTTCCTGCAGCCGACGTTCTGCGTCCTCACGCAGGATCCGTTCGTGCGCAACCTCCGGGCTAAGCCCCTGAGAAACGAGCATATTTGTGCGGATAACGTTCAGAAGATCCGGAATGTCCTTTCCGGCTGCTTCCGCCGCCGCTTTCAGCGCCTCAAAAACGGGTGCATTTTCGTCGCGGTACTTGGAAAGCTCCGCATTTTCTTGCTGTAATCGGTCGCGTTGCTCCGTTACATGGTCGTAATTCAGGCCCTTCTGCGCCAGTTCTATGACCTGCTGCCGCGGATACTGCTTCGTTTCCTTGTTGTACTTGAGGTCGAACATCGGTTCCTCGGCGCCGTCCTGCTCGTCAGCATCTGCGCCGTCTTCGCCCTGCGCGTCCTCAGCATCTTCGGGTTCCTGCTCCTGCGGAGCCTCTTCCTGCTCCTCCGGCTCGGTCTGGTTGCCGTCGCCGTCGGCTTCTGGCATATCCTCGAATTCGCTCAGATCCACGTCGTAGTTGTCGTCGTCAACAACAACTTCGGTTTCGTTCTCGTTCATGGTGTCCTCCTGTATTTGGCTATGGTTGGCCAATTTAACGGCTATGGTAGGCCGTCAGTTTACGCATTTAACAAGACAATCCGCCGTAATACGGCGTAATGTCCTCCCACTTTGCGGCTTTCTTTGCGGCAAGATCCCGGATCAGTTCGGAATACTTGGCATTGAAAAACGCCGCCATAGAATCATTTTCGCCAAGCAGCAAATGTGCCGCGAGGCCGTAGGGCATAATTCCCTGTGCAAGCACGTCGTCCAGATCGATCACGTCTGTAAACGCCTTGATCTCCGTGCAGACATCGCGCGTCCCGTCCTCCCGTGCCTCGTAGGTATCGGAATACGGGAACAGTTCGTGCCGCAGGATGTTGAGGATCGACAGCGTGCGCAGCTTGTATTCAGAAGTATCCGCCGTTGAGGTTTCGCCGGTCGTTTCGTTCTGCTCGTCCATCAGGTGGATCGCACGGGCAAACACCCATGCCGCCGTCGTCGTATTCATACCTAAACCCCTTTATGTATTCAGTAGCCGATATAAGAAGCGCTTGGCGCGCCTCCGGTCATGTACTCGTCGTAGTCGTCCAGCCGGTCTTCCTCATAATCGTCAACCTCGACCGGCTTTTCCGGTTTCAGCGTCCGCATCACGCAGAAATAGCGCAGCGCGTCTACATCGTGTGTCAGCTCGTGCGGCTGCTTGGCGCAGTCGTTCGGATTCTTTTCGTCGTGCTGGATCGCCTGCAAATCGTCGATCAAACTCTTGCAGCTTTCGCAGATCATCAGGCCCGGCTTCCCGTCCGGCAGAGGCTTGAGCATTTCCTTCACAGCCATAAAGCCCTGCACGCGGTTGTTCGCAGCTTTCAGCACCGGCAGGCCGCATTCGCCGAAGATCTGCGCCATTGTCTTGCCGGTATCCTTCTGTGTTGACCACATATCCGGCGGGGCAATCGTATACTCGATGCGCTCCCGCGCAGGTGTCAGAGAAATCGCCGCGCTTGCGGCTTCGGAAACGATCAGCCGTGTTTCGTTGTACTGCCGGTATACATAGCATCGACCGGCGAAATCGACCGCCACCCACAGGCAGGCAAACATATCGAGGCCGTAGTCAAATGCCCGGTATTTCGCCCAGCGTGGGTCAATCGGAAAATCCTCCGGGAAGGTATGCACCCCGCGCCGGAACTCCGGGAAAAATCCGCCGGACAACGCATCCCAATCGCCGAAACGGTGTGCCCTGCGCACGTCCTCCGGCAGAAGGTCAAGCGCGTTGACGTAATCGGGCGAACCCTCCAACAGGTCAACGTTGTCTTCGACCGTCGCTTTGATAAACAGATAATCGTCCGGGTTCTCGTTCGGCAGAAAGTCCCGCTTGACAAACAGACGCTTTACCCACTGATGCCCGATACCGCCGGGGTTGCACGTCAGATACATCCGCTTTGGAAACGGCGTCGCGCCTCGGCAGCAGGCCGCGATACCGCGGAACTCCTGCTCGGTGAACTGCGTCGCTTCTTCGATGAAGATCCAGTCGTATTCCTGACCTTGATACTTACCGGCGACAGCAGAGCCGAAACCGTCCATGTTGCCGAACTTGATCGTCGAGCCGTTTTTGAAAGACAGAAGGTGCTTCTGCACGTTGTACACGGCAACGCTCTCCGGCACTAGCTTGACAATCGGATCGATCACGCTGTTCTCAAGGTCTTCGTACCGCCGTCTAAGGATCAAAATTTTCAGTCCCGGATAGTACAGGCAAGCCCCGACCGGCTTTCTTTGCGTACACCAGCTTTTCCCGCCGCCTCGCGCACCGCCGTAACAGGTGTACTTCACCGTCGAGGCAAAGAACTGCCGCTGCGGTTCGCTGTTCGGCTTGCCGAGGTCGATCTTTACCGTCTCGCCCGGCGCTGTTCGCTTGTACGATTGCTTGCCCATGCAGTACCTCTGTGCTGTGCTCGTCTTGCCTGCCGGGTGTTCCTGGCACCCGACAGAACAAGAGGAAAGGAAGTAAAGAAGGAGGATTGCCCGCTTGCTTAAGGCAGGCAAGACCAACACAACACGGCTTTTTTGTTTGATTTTTGAAATTTTCAGGGGCGGGATCCCGGAAGGGTGGTGCCCGTTTTGTTGCTACCCCGCTTTGGGGGATGGAAGACGCGTGGGTTCAATCATATATATACATAGGATTGAAGCTGGCCGCCCCTTTTCCGCCACCCCTCCCTATGCCCTCTTCCTTGCTTGGGGCTGTACGCACTCGCGCACGGACGAGGCCGGGCAGGCGCGGGGGCCTTAATGGCCTGCGGCCTGGGGCTACAGATGCACACACGCGCAGCACGCAGGCGCGCAGGCATTATGCAGCGTTATACACTGCGGAAAGTATGTATATTATGCGGAGTATGCACAGAAATTTGTATATTGTTATGACTTCCAGTTGATTCTCCGTGTTTTCAGAATTTATTGAGAATTATGAACGCAACAAAATAGATATTTGGTGGCGTTCACTTGAAAGCGTCCATGTCTCCGGCCTTATTGCCAAAGGTAACATTGACCTGCACGGCGTTCCCGTTGAAGTCCTTCTGACCTCCGAATTTATCCATCAGAATACCAAGAACCGTTGCAGCCTGGAGCGCATTGCTCTTTTGCAGTTTATCCGGTAGATCATCCAATACAACATCAATGGCAGTCTGCACCTTGTCAAGGCGGCTGTCTGCGAACTCTTTCATGCGCTCTTCGGCAGTCTTTTTTACCGCTTCGGCAACGTCCATATTGTTGTTAATGAGCTTCCGCGCCGTTTCCCAAGTCACACCGCCTGCTTTTGCAGCATCTGTGATCGTTCCGCTGTTGGCATACTCGGCAATGACGGCGGCTTTCTGCTCGATATTGATCCGCTTTCCCCGCTCGCCCTTCGCCACGGTGCCACCTCCAAGAGCGTTAAAATTGCGCTTGCGCGTCGCCTGCGCACGCTTGCAAGCTGGCTTGCAGCTGCGCTGCTAGCGCAAGCATAACAGCAAAATTGGATCATGGTAAAGAATTTGACCACAGGCGAAACAGGCCCGAAGCCTTGCGGCGCAATGGTTTGAGGCCGTTTGAAAATGGGTAAATAAAGCTATTGACACAGGGTAAAGAAAATTTTTTTGAAAAACCTCTTGACATACTCCGGTGTATGCACTATGATGAAGCCACAGAAACAAAGAATCCGCTTCGGTGCTGGAACACCGAAGCGGCAAGCCCAAACAAAAACCAGTCACGATTTAAGAAAGGACGTATTTATTATGCCACAGTATTTCGCAGATTGCAAGACCCTTGACGAACTCCGTATTGCTTACCGCAAGCTGGCCGCGATCCATCATCCGGATGTTGGCGGCGACGTTGCCACGATGCAGGCCATCAACGCCGAGCACGACCGCGTGTTTGAGGCTCTGAAGGCCGCGCACAACGCAAGCGCCGACGAGTACCACCAGACAACAGAAACCCCGGAAGAGTTCCGCCGCGTCGTTGTCGAGCTTCTGAAGCTCTCCGGCCTCAACATTGAGATCTGCGGCTCTTGGCTCTGGATCGGCGGCAACACCCGCGAACACAAGGAAGCATTAAAGGCTCTTGGCTGCAAGTGGAGCAAGAACAAGATGCTTTGGAGCTGGCACCACGAGGAAGCAGGCCGGAAGTGGCGGCGCGGTAACTATTCGATGGGCGATATCCGCCGTAAGTACGGCTCTTACAACGTCCAGAAGACTGAAGCAGCGGTGGCGGTTTAATCCGCCCCGCATCAGATGAGAGGTGCGGACATGGAATACAGAGGCGGATTTTATGAAGAGCGCCGCAGCCTGCTCCTAAAGCAGCCGGACACGATCAACACCATCAGCGATTGCAAGCACTGGGGCGCGTATGCGTCCCGGTACATTGCAGAGGCGCAGGAGACAATCAGACAGATGCAGGAATATCAAGCACAGCTTTATGCGCGCGTGCAGCTTCTGAGCATCGCGCCGTGGCATTACGAATTGAAGCTGACGCGCCGCCGCAGCTACACCGAAAACCGTGTATATTACGATTTGACGTTGACGAAGGTTTTTGAAGATGCTACAATCAAGCCGGAAGAAGTACAGCGCACCACCTACCCCGGCGCGGAGCGATACGCTGCGTTTGCAGCTTATGAGGCAGAGCGAAAAGCCCATCCCGGCATTATTGCCGTCAAGGACATCGCAAAATCCGCGTGGGAGCGCTGACAGGAGGAGACACCATGCCAGAAGGGCAGAAGCCGAAGCGAAAGACGCATACCAGCAGCGAAATAAAAATGCGCTATAATGCGAAGACTTACCGCAAGTTTACGCTTACGCTCCGAATGGATAACCCAGAAGATGCAGTATTGATCGATGCTATCGACCGCCATATTGTAAACGGGCGCAGCCAGTCGGAAGCCATCAAGGCCATCATGCGCGGAGAATAAACGAAAGCGCCCAGCCAATCAAGGCCGGGCGCTTCGCTTATTATCCCATCTATCAAGCAACAGCTGCACCGCATCCACAAACTCTTTGGATATTTCTCCTTTGCCTGACAGATATTTGTAACACGTCTTGCCGGAGTACGGTATGTACTCCGGCAGTTGATTGATCCTGATATTGCGTCGGTGCAGTTCCGCTCTCAACCGTTGCCGCGTCCGTTCGCGTCCTCGCATTGTTGCACCTCCTTGCATTCCCTGACGTCCAAGTGCTTTAAGCAGCGGTTTTTGCAGTTCTGCGTAAAGCTATCGCAATAGATCTCCGTGCAGCATAGCTTCGGCTCATCCGACCACTCTTTCAGGTCGTCTTCAACGGCTTTCTGTATGATTGCCGCTTGCAGCTCCTTTTTGTACGCCGCGCACAGAAACGCAGCGTTAGTTATAACGTGCCACATTGACGGCAGGCCGCTCTCATCGTCGATAGCCAGCGGATTATCCCAGATATGCAGAACGTGGCGCAGAAGGGCGTCCAGCCACTTCTCACGCGGTACCTTGCGCCAGTCCTCCGCGTCGGCGTATTTTGCCTTGCCAAACTCCCGCACCTGCATGATCGCCTCAATCGCCTCCACCGGCACGAGCGACGGGCGGGGCTTGCCCTCGTCGTACTTTGCACCCTTAATCTGTTCCATCGTCTACGCCCTCCATCATGGCCTTGATTTCTGCGGCATTTGCCTTGATAATGTCCAGCACGATATCGCTCTGGATATGGTGGGCAAACACGGCCTTGTCCTGTGCGTCCGCATTGTAATAGCCCGTAAGCGTATTGCCCGCTTCCGTTTTTGCCACAATCGCGATTGCAAGCGGCTTGGATTTATAGAGCGCTTGCAACGCCTTTTCCAGCCACGCCGCATATTCCTGCTCTGTGATCCCGCTCATCAGTAATGTTGCCTCCCTTCCCGCTTTGCGCGGTTCGCATCGTGCAGCGTCCGCATACAGCCCCGTGTAGAGGCGTTGCGCGCTATTGCCTTCTGCTTATCGCGCTTGTACTTGTCCGCCTTTTTGCGGAACGCTATGTACGCCTCGCAGGTCGTATGCTTTGCCCCACAGCCTTTCTCGGGGCAGCTTTCGCACGGAGCGGAATATGGGCTGATTTTTAAATCTCCCTGCATTCGTCCACCCTCACACATACGCGCTTGCCGTTTACCGCAACGACGTAGCCCGTCCGGTTTGTCCTGTATTTGTACTTTTCGGCAGGATACACCCGCCCGCAGACAGGCCGCATTTCCGGATACACCGGGATCGAGCACGTGATCAGGATCTGCACGCGCTCCGCCCGGCCCATCACAGCTGCCCTATGTGCCGTCCAGGCGCACGCCTCGCTGCAAAAATTGTATTTTGCCTTGTACTTGGACGGTGCGCGCATAAACGTTTTCCCGCAGGCATCGCACGTCAGCTGCATCGGCGGTCTTGGTGGCTTTCGCTGCGTCTTGCTCATAGCTTTACCCCCTTTATGTACTTGTCGAAGTACGTCACGGCGACAGCCATCGCCGCCCACATATCCGCAGAGAAGCCGTAGAAGAAGCCGGGATCTTTTTTCGTCCCCTTTCCGAAATTCGGCTGGCCGGGCGCGTAGCGGTCGACGAGGGCTTGTCTGATGTTCACATCCTTCGCCGACGCTCTGCCGCAAAGGTAAAGCTTCTCTTCACGGCGGAAGATCTTCTGCATTGGTCGCGGCTCTCCGTGGCTTTCTACATACTCCCAAAAACGTCCAATCCAAAAGCAGGTATCAAATACTTCTGCACCTACCGGCATTCCCATACCGGCAACCATTTCAATTGCAAAATGATCATAAAAGTCATATGGCGTAACAATCACGCCAAACATATCTTCGTTCGATTTCTTCCCGACTTTCAGCACGCGGCGAATTTCTTCGCCGTCGTGCTCGACCACCACATAGCCGGATTCCATATTCCCCGGGTCAATCGCCAGAATTGTGCCCATCAGGCCACCTCCTTTGTTCAAAGTCTTTGCATTCCTCTCCGGAAAAGCACATTCGTTCCAACTCCTTCTCCGAGAACCGTTCGGCCTTGTGCTTCAAGCACCGGTACGGATAAACGTAGTTCTTTCTGTATTCCAGATTTTTGCAAGTCAAGCAGCAATCCTGCATCAGTTTTCCTCCTTTCACACTCCCACGTGCAAACCGCAGGCCTTTCATACTATCCGTTTCGCGCAATACGGGCAAAACTTATAGTCTGCCGCTTCGATGCAATCCATAAGTTCACCGCAGGCGGTGCATCATCCGTCAATGATCTGCGTGGTTTCCGCTTCCAATGCAAGATGGTCAACCCTCCGGTCTCCGTAGCTGCAAAAATCGAATGGATATGCCGATGGCAAAACACCTTTTTGCCGTGGATGCCCGCAGTTTCCATATTCCGTCCGATGCTTGCAGTCCCTGCACCGCACCACCTCCGCAACGTCGGCGGCGGGCATATCCGAGATGGATTGCAAGTTTTTGCGCTGCACCCGTCCTGCATTAGTTTCATAAGCGCCGTCTCGCGGCTGATGTATTCCTCAGGCATCTTCGTCATCTCCAAAGCGCTCGTCGTACTCTTCTGGCGTGATGAACTGAATATCGTCGCCGGTATAGCCGACTACGTCAAGGCACATCAGCTCTATCAGCGTATCTTTATTGATACACTTGCACAGATCTTCATACGGGATCGTGTTTTCTGATTCGAAGCTCATCTGCGCTCCGAACTCTCCTCGGACGGTAAAACACACTCTGTTTTTAATCATCCTTCTTGCCCTCCATTTCCTGCAAAGCCTTTCTGGCGGCTTCCTCTGTCAAAAACACCGTTCGTCCGATTGCTTCCTCGCAGAATCTCTTCCGCCCGGTTATGTACGTTGTGCCGTTGACGTCAATGCGGATTGCGTCTACCGTGACCGGCACGGGCTTTTTGGGGCGCGTGTAAAACATCTTAGACAGCCAAACCGTATCGCCCGGTCTGAGCCGCTTTCGGCTTGTCATCCGTTCCATCCTGCTTCGCCTCCTAAACTTCCAAAATGGAATTTCCAGCCGGAGGTTTCGCGTCAGCCGCAACCGCTTCGGTCTCGCTCAAAAATACTCTCACACCGATCTGGTCCACAGGGATACCGATATCCACAATTTCCCCCGGAACAATGATGCTTGCTGATATTCTTGTAACCTCATGTGGTTGCACGCCAATGCAATCTCGCGCGTTATTTTTGTATGTCTTAAACCACACCGTATCGCCCACCTTGCACGGCAGAATCAGGACGCGCCCGTCCTTGTCGGCTTCGGCAAACTCGCGGAGGCGGTCAAACCCGCCGCACAACTCGGCAATGTCCTCGTAGGCCGCAAGTCGATCAACAAAATCCGCCTGGTACTGCACTCCGCTGAAATTTACCCGCCAGTATCCGTCTTTGAAATAAGTCAATCGTTCCATGTCTCTTCCTCCACATACCGCCAGCTTTGCGGCGGGCGTGTGACCGGCTTGGGTTTTGCCTTGAGCGCTACCTCTACCTCATTTGGCACAGCGTAAAATTCCCGCAGTTCGCGCGGGGT